TAATGCTGCAAAGAAAAAGAAATAAACAATTAGTGGCACTACATAGGCAAGAGCGAAAGCTTAAGCAGTAGAAAGGACAGACACTATGGCAAGAATTGAATATGATTTTCATTTGTTTAGGGTTACGGATGTAAGCAGTAATTCTAAAAAGAAAAAAGAGGAAAAGAAGACTGTGGTGAAGCCGCAGTCTTCTTCTGTCTCTAAACCGAAGGCAACGAAGCCTACAAGCAGCACAACAAAGAGCGTAAACAAGACTGCATCCAAGAGCACTTTCCTTGGTGGTGGTGCTTCGGTGCAGAAGGTGCAGCAGACCGCAAGCAAACCAAAGCCTGTAAAGAAGCCAGCTACACCTAAAAAGACTGTAACGACTAAGGAGAGGATCAATCAGAAATCCTATGGCACTACACAGGCTCCGGTAAGAAGAACTACTTCGGCAGCTACCAAAACACAGAGAAAAGCTAATGCCGAAGCCAACATGAATCTGAAGCAGACTGTCGGAAGGGAAGCAAGGGCAAGGCAGAGAGACACTCTGAACAGATTAGATAATGCAGCACGTGATCTTGTGGACCGTTCTAACAGGTGGGAGAGAGAAAACCTGAGCGCAAGGAATCAGACGCTCGCCTCACAGAGAGAAGAGAGAGCCAACAGAACACGCTCACTCAGGCAGGCCCAGAAGAGTGGTGACTATGACAAGGTCGACAGGCTGACAGGCGTAGAGAAGGAGCTTACTGACCGCAAGACCGCACAGTTCAAGGGCGAGAAAGCAAAGCCATTATCCGCAAGAGCAAAGATCTCCGAGTGGGATAGAGACCTATCTGATACCATTACGCACACTGTCAAGCAGGGCCTTGCGTCCGATGCACGTGTGGGCAACATAAGCATGAAGGGCATCACTCAGAAGGATGCATTCCTTTACACTACGGAAGAACAGCGCAAGAAGGCTGATGAGAAATTCGCTCAGAGAGACAAGAAGCTTGGCAAGAGAATAGAGGCCGAGACTAAAGCTTTAGAGGATATCCAGAACAAGCATGGCTATCTCGGAAAGCAGGCACTGTCCGCAGTCTCATCCACAACAGGCATGGGCATGGACATCGCTGCAGGTGCCATCATTCCAGGCTCGTCTCTGTTCCATATGTGGACGAGGTCAACAGGATCATCGATAGGCGAGGTAAACAAGAAGGCCGACAACCTTCGCAAGCAGCTCAAAGCAACAGGCCAGTATTCCGATAAAGAGCTTGACAATATGTTCAAAAATGTCAGTGCTCTGGACCTTGCGAACGCAGGAGCATCAGGCGGAATCGAAGTTCTGTCAGAATTGCTGTTCCCTGGTATTGGTGCAGCACGTAAGGTCATAGGCGGCAAAGGTGCCTCGATAGCAGAGAGAGCAGGAGCAAAGCTGTTCAACAGACTTGGTGAGAGAGCTGCAGGCGGCCTCTTAAGAAACCTTACAAGGGGAACACTTGAAGAAGTAGCAGAAGAAGAAATCGGTGGACCTCTTCAGGCAGTCACTTCCAATCTTATCTATGGGAATAAGTTCCAGGGATACAACGAGGATGCGATAAAGAGATCCCTTACTGCTGAAAGCAATGCGCTTAGAAGCAACGTGAAGAGCGAGGCGGACGCACAGGCTGCTGCTGCCAGACTCAGCTCAAAGGCATTCATGGATCAGAGCATCCAGTCATACATGCAGTCTGGATATTCAAAGGCTGAGGCTACAAGACTCGCTGAGATGTCGAGAGACTACCTGACCGCATCTCTTTCGGGTGATGTCGATGGTATGAAGAAGTACCAGGATGACATGGTCAAGGTGATGGCAGGCGGCGAGAATTCCATGAAGCAGAAGTTCGGACTCCAGGATGCGATAGATGCCGCTGTGTCCACATCGATGATGACGCTGGTCACAGGTGCTCCTGCAGCATTTTCTACGATGTCGGCAGGCAATGCCTATAAGTCTAATGTAGGCCTGGATGCAGTTAAGCAGCAGGCCGAGATGATAAAGAATTGGGAGTCTGATCCTAAAGAGAAGGCAAGAGCGCAGGCTGTTATAGATCATATTGATAATGGCGGAGACCTGTCTGGCACTCAGGTATATGAGATAGTGCAGAAGGCAGGCGAATTGGCAGTAGAACGCCAGAAGCCTCAGCAGACTAAGGAAAGGGTAGCGCAGGTGGAGATGAAGAAGAGAGACCTTCGCATCTCACCTATAAACGAGGATGGCTCACTCGCTCCTCAGACTCAGAGGAGATATGAGCAGATTGTCAGCGATACAGTATCCAGGCATGAGACACTCGCAAGGCTGTCAAACAATGCAGACCAGACTGAGGACTTCGTAGGCCCTGCCGCAACTTTTGAAAGAAGGAATGCCAATACTGAGAACGAGAACATGAGCGATGTGGTCATCGGTGCCAACATCGGTGCGGCCTTTGAGGTAGGTGCTATCAATGCTGAGATGGTGAACGAGCTTGCGAGAGGCAGTGAGACTGTACGCTCTGTATTCCGTGAGGTAACAGGAATCGATGTCAGCCAGTTCAGCTCATACAACGAGATGAACGATGCTCTCATGGCTGAGGCCGCTGACAAGATGGTGAACAGCGCAAGGCTTGAGCAGGCAGCGTGGAATGATGAAGCACGTAAGCAGGTATCCGATTATGTCAGGAGTGATGTCCTTGGCAGTCAGGGAGACCTTGCCATACAGGACGCACTTGAGTCTGTAGATCCAAGAGACAGAACACAGTTCCTTATGACTGCGGATGTCGCAAGCAATCTGTATGACTTTGCAAGACATACGGAAGGCTCCTGGAACGAGGCCAGGCAGATGATAAAGAACACATATCCATCTGTTGATGCGAATGTGATGAAGCAGATTTTTGTGGCGGCTAAAGAGGATAAGCAGATAGCCGAGACCGAAGGATACGGCAAAGTCGTGACATCAGGCCAGACGCTTGACAGGAGCAGCCTTAAAGGAGAAGCTCCTGCGTATGTTCCAGGCAAGTTCATAGACAACAGAGAGAATAAGGAAGGCGCAACGCTTACAGAGGAATCCCTGCCTAAGAGCATCGCATCCGCATTCGGCATAAATGTCATGCTGGTCGATAATCCTGAAGTCAGAGACGAGAAGGGTAACCTGATAGTGAATCTTGCGTCTGTAGTAAAAGACAGGGATGGCAACGATGTTCTTGACGAGGAAGGCAATCCTGTGATCCAGATGGATAACGGTGCGTTTATTCCTTCCACGAATACACTTGTCATCAACGCTAATGCTGATGCGACAAGGACCATCACGCAGACTGCAGTACATGAGCTGACTCACCATATAGCAGTACATGCTCCTGCGGAATACGTGAAGCTGTCGCAGTACATCATGGACGCATGGTACAGGAAGGACGCTGAAGGTTTCACACGTGCTATCCGAGCAAGACAGGCCGCATATAAGGCCCAGAAGAATCAGACACTTTCAGATGAGCAGGCCCTTGAGGAGATCATCGCTGATGGTGCTGCAGATTTCGATTGGTCTGATGCGGACTTCATAGCTGAGGTAACTACAAAGGAGCCTACGCTGGCCAACAAGATTATCGATGCTATCAAGGAAGTGCTGCAGAAGATCAGAAGCATTCTCTCATCGGGCAGTGTCATTGACGAGAGGGCACGTGACGCTCTGTATGACAAGGCCGTAGAACTTGACACGGTCAGATCTCTTTGGGTAAAGGCAGCGCAGACTGCACGTAAGGCTCAGGCAGACCAGGCGATTAACGAGTGGCAGGACAATGCGAATAGGTATTCGGTAGCTACGACAATGCATGAAGTAAGCGAGGAAGAACTTGACCGCATCAAGGCTAAGAAGCGTACTAACAAGCAGGACAGACAGATTCTTCGTGATGCCGGAGAGAAGCTGTCAGAGAAGGATTTCTACAGTTTGTATACAGCGCATATTATCAACCTTGGCGGAAAAGGCGTGAATGCTGACCAGATGGTAGAAAGCATTAAGGAGAACGGATTCCAAAGTAGCGGTGGATTTGGGGCAAACCTTGTGGATGCAAGCATAAACAATATCCGCAGGCGTACTGAAGATGAGCTTCGTGAGGAATTCAGAAGGGATGGCGTTCCAGAAGACAGCATAGAGAGATCAATTGAGACCATCAAGGGAAAAACATCTGGACCAAACAGGTGGATAGATGACTCATATTTTGAAGGCATAAATGTTGTCGCAGATAAGTATGGCGGAAGAAAAGGGCAGACAGTCATGTTTGTGCCTGAACACTACACAACAGATGACAGATCTCTTGTCGAGAACGGATTCAAACCTTTTGATTATGAGATCGTCACAGTAGAGCGTGACTTCCAGCCTTACTATGAGCTGTATTCTAAGGCGTATGATGAGTCTCAGACTAAGTTCTCGATAAGCTATGATCTTGCAGCATTTAATGATTACATAATGAACAGAAAAGAATCATCAGCTCGCTGGACTGATGATCGTATTGATAGTCTTATCAAAGAATATGGGGCATCAAATCCTGATTACTCTCAGGCCTATGCAGTATTGATGGACCCAAGAGATTTCCTAAAACTAACACTTGCTGATGTCAAGCTCGAAAAATGGAATCGATATGCAAAAGAAGAAGAACCTGAAGAAATAAGGGATTTGCCATATGCAGAAGCAAATGCGTATAAAGAAGCCAATCCGAGAAACGGCATTGTAATGGATGGTATGGCTGAAGCTGTTCATAAACTGGACGAAGAGGAACTTCGCAATAATGAGCAGACACCATTCCTAACCATTTACTCAAAAGATGGAACAGAAGTACAAGGACATGAAGGCCGCCATAGAATGAGAGCATTGATGGAAGCAGGCATAAAGTCTATTCCTGTTGTTATCAAAGATACAGATACAAAGTATTCCAAAGTGCCGATGGAAAGCATGACTCTTTCATCGCAGGACTTTGGCTATGATCCGATTAACAATGGTGCAACAGTAACTATAAAAGGCCTTGTTCCTATCAAGGAATCAAATCGTGACGAGCTGATTCAGAAGTTTGGCGGAGAAGCACAGGTGAGGTTTTCCATTTCTGCATCTGACTACACGGCCGCAGTAGAGTCTGGCGAGATTTCCGCAGGCTTCGGAGAAGAACGAACAAGGTTCTCAGTAAGAGAGGAAGATCCGCCACAGAACACTATCAAAGCATACAAGGTGTTTGTTGCGTTCAAGAATAGGCCAGGCGAACTTTATCCGCCTATGGTAGCATCTCCTGGCGGAATGCCAACACCTGTTGGAAGGTGGATAAATGCCGATACAGGCGAGCTTGCGAGGAATAAGGATGGTTCTCTTGTCACAACTAAAAAAGGCCGTGTAAAGGTCCAGGAAGGCGGCAAAGGCACAAACAAGGGTAAGGGTGGATCTCTTGCATGGAGACCTGGCTGGCACCTGGGGAGCTATCCTGATGCGAAGCAGTTTGCAGTGAAGGACCCAGAGACAGGGGAAGCAAGGACAGCATTTCCGCCAAACTTTGTATGGGCAGAATGCGAAATAGCAGCAGACAATGATTATCAGATCGAGGCACTCTCTTATGGAGTAACGGAAAAAGGAAAGTTCGACAGGACGCAGGCTGGACTTCCGTATATCCCTAAAGACGGATACTACAAGTATAGAACGAACGCAGATCCGAATACGGTTCCTTGGCTTATAACTGGAGCGATGAAAGTAAATCGCATACTTGATGACGAAGAGGCGAGAGAAATCTGCGCTCAGTTCGGAGCGACTCCGATGAAGAGAGCTGGGGGAGACATCAATCTTGCCGAGTACGGATTTGAAAAAGGAGATGTAACACCTACATCAGATGAGGACCTTGCAAAGCTTCCGCCTGCAGTGGATTATTCGGATGAAATAAGAGATCTTCCAGGATATGTTCAGAGAGACATCAACTTCGATGATCCGCAGATTCAGAAGGAACTTGCCATGAATGGTCAGGATGCGGACTATTACAAAGGACTTTATAACGAGCAGAAGCGTTACGAAGAGGCTCAGGATGTAAGATATTCGATAACTCCAGAGATGGACGATGCATACATGGACGCAGTCAACTCCGGCAACATGGAAGAGGCACAGAGGCTTGTTGATGAGGCGGCGAAGACGGCCATGCCAAATACCAAGTTAAAAGGTAGATGGTATCACGGAACAGAGAATGAGTTCACAGAATTCAACTTCAGTCAGGGCGGCAAGAACGGCACTGCTGATGGCTTCGGAATATATTTGACCAATGATCCGGAAGTAGCATCATCATACGGAAATAGAATGATTAAAGGCTATGTCAATGTGACTCGTCCTGCTTCTGCATTAACATCACAGACTCTTACAAAGTCAGAACTTCGCAGACTTATAAAGAGGACTGTCGAAGATGAGGCTCTTCAGATGGCTGAAGATTATGACAGCAATATCGAGGAAGCAAAATTCGATACATGGATTTCAAACTATACGAACACACGTTATGCAGGCAATATCGATAAAGCAATCGACGAGGTTATAAAAGGCATCACTTCCTATAATGGAAATGATATGGATATCATCCAAGAAATTATGGTAGGGATGGGTATCCGCAATTATGACGAGGCTACAAGATTCTATGACATTCTTACAGAAACTACAGGCATCGATGGATTTGAAACTAAGTGGGGCGATGAGTCAGAGATGGCTGATCCTAATACTCCAACCATTGCGCTTGCATTCAGAAGCAATCAGATCAAGTCGGCAGAACCAGTAACCTACGCAGACGATGGTTCAGTCATTCCGCTGTCAGAGAGATTCGATCCTACGAACAACGACATCAGATACAGCCTGCCTACTCAGGATAGCGAAGGCAACATCCTGACCGATGGTCAGATGGAATTCTTCAAGAACAGCCAGGCGAGAGATGAACAGGGCAGACTTGTGCCGGTTTACCATGCTACAGATATGGGCGGCTTCACTGTATTTGATCCTGAATACTCTGACGATAAGCGCAGTTTGTTCTTCTCAAGCAGAAGAGATGTAGCTAAGACCTATGCGTATAATGGTGGAGATGTCTTTGACTTTACTCCGAAAAAGCTAAATAGTTGGAGCGACTTAATCAAATATGGCAGGCAGCTCTTTAGCGATGCTGATATGTCTTGGGATAATGATACCGATGACGCAAATCTTGGATTTGAATTATATGATAAGCAGACAGGAAAACCGGCAGACATTGACTATGATGAATGGCTTGATCTTGCAAGCAGCAATGATGCACATGCTGACGATTACAGAGTAAAAATCAGCCTTCCGTACAACGATAAAGAAGGCGAGACTCAAAGCATATCCTTTGAAGGGGATAGCATGAGCGATCTCTTGAATAATGTATCGAATGGCAACATCCCTCACGGCGGACATTATCAGGTATATCTTAATCTTGAAAATCCGCTGATTATTGAAGGGAACGGTCAGGAGTGGAATGCGATAAGCATAAACTATAGGATACCAAATGAGACGCATCTTGAAATCATTACTGACGAGTATCTTGATGCTGTAGCAGAATCGGATGAAAAATCTTTCTTTAACGAAAAGAAGCAAATGAAAGACCGAGGCTACGATTACAAGGACGATCAACTATACTTTTGGGATAGATACCAAAAGAGCAAACAAAACAGAAAGGATGCAAAAAAAGCAAGAGAAAAGAACATTGTATATATCAAGACTGAAACAGGAAAGAGACTTGAGGCTGAGTATTCATTAGATGGGATCGCAAATGCTATCAGCGAGTACTATGGATTTGAAGAGGCATATCCTGAAGGGGTACTGATTGCGAATAAAATGCTTGAAAAAATCGGCTCTGGATGGAATGGCCACTATTATATGAGCGCAGATGAACTTAAGCAGGAGACAGGGGAGACACACTCTACAAGAGAGTGGGCTGCTATAGCACAGAGCGAAGGCTATGATGGAGTGATCTTCAGAAACATCGTAGATGTCGATAATAAAACGGAATTATTCGATGACGAAATGGAAGAAGCTGTATCCGACATCTACATCGCATTCAGTTCCAACCAGGTCAAGGACATCAACAACGAGAATCCTACGGAAAATCCGGACATCAGATACAGCATCACTCCAGAAGACGAGGCCATGAGCAGACTCGCTTATGAGGATGCGATGAGCGATTCGTATGCGGCCCTTCAGAGCTATGAGGCATCTGTGATAGACGGATCAGCGGAAGAATTCTTCAAGGGCAGAGCATATGCTGCCGGAATGGATGAAGAATCCATATCAAGATTCTACGATGCTCTCAGATCAGAGGACGCAGTGCCATCAGCAGACGCTGTGTTTGAGGCAGACAGAGTCAGAAGAGCAAGGTCAAAAGAGGACTTCTTCAACAACGTAAATGCCAGGTGGAATGACAGATGGACTACAGAAGGTGAAGTGCTCGACCTCAAGTCGGTCAAGAAGGACATCACAAATCTTGTCAAAGGCGTGATGGCTAATTCAGATACGGATGCTCAGTACAGGAATGAGATCGTAAGGCAGACGCTTCTTGATGTAAGGACAGCGTACCAGCTCATGAAGCAGGACCGCAGCGATGTAGCATCATATCTTCTGTATCACTCCGCACAGAGGATGATAGAAGGTGTGGAATTCATCAGAGATGACACAGCGTTCAGAGAGTACAAGGAGATAAGAGACTTCCTTCGTGGGTATAGGATCAATGCTCCTGAAGAGTATTGGGATAACGTAGAATTCAATGACTTCCGCAAGGAGTATTACGGAAGACTGAGAATCGGCAAAGGGCCAAGCAATATCGAGGCGATCTACAGCGATTGTCAGGATAGATGGCCGCATCTGTTCAACGAAGAGGAGCGAGAGAAGGCAGGACTTGGCGATTCTGTTGAGGATCTTCTTCAGCATATTGGTGTCGTAGTAGATTCCAATGTGGCTCCATTCATGGAAGCCTACTCCTCTGAAGAGGCTGTCGCTCTCGCATATGAGACAGCAGATGCACTCTATGACATCATGGCCGGTGGAGACAGAGTGGTATCGCTTGCCGATTCATATAAGGAAAGATTCGATGAAAAGACTAAGGCCATGAAGCAGAGACATGCCGAAGCTATTCTGCGTGAGCGCAAGATCAGAGAGGATGGAATCCGGAAGGAGAGGCAGAAGTTCAGGGAGTACAAAGAAAGACAGAAGGAAAAGAGGCTCCATACTAAGCACTTTGAAAGCATCAAAAAGAAGTATGACGAGCTGACTAAGAGGCTCCTTACAAACACTAAGGATAAGCACATTCCTGAACAGTATAAGAGAGACCTTGCCAACTTGCTCAAGGCATTCGACTTCCAAACAGTAAGAAGTAAGGAGCGTGAGGCAAGGACAGGCTATAAGGCAAAGAACACTATCAAGCTTGAAGCTATGCGTACTGCGCTTGAACGTATTGAAGCCAATTCGCAGCTCTTCCATATTAATGACTCCATTACGGATATTATGAAGGACCTTCTCGGCATCGATGAATCGTCCGGCTATGCCCAGACAATAGAAGGGAAGAGCATAGAAGGCAAGACTCTCGATGAATTAAGCGCATCTGAATTAAATAAGATCGATAAACTTTTGGGTGCGCTTCTGCATGAATTCAACAACTATGAGAAGGTCAGGGTAGGAACGAAGAAACAGCAGGCGGCAGATATCGGCCATGCACAAAACAACATCTCCCTTGAACATGCGAAGATGTTTGGTGCTGGAAAGGACTATCAGAATGCACCTGGGTGGATAGATAAAATTCTCAACCTTGATGAAGTGACTCCGGCCTATATGTTCAAACGTATAGATCCTAACAATGAAGGCCTCGGTCTTATGTGGAAGGAGATCCGCAGAAGCTTTGACAAGTACGTAAGGAATACGAATCAGCTCAATGAATGGATTGAGGAGATAGTAGGAGAGTATCACAGCAAGGGAGTCCTCTGGAACAAATATGGTTCAGGAGAGCTGTCTAACTGGAGAAGCGATAACTATGCTCAGACCTTCAACTTTGAGAACGGAACTATCAGACTTACTCCGGCACAGATGATGTCTGTGGCTTGCCTGGCGAAACGCCAGCAGGCATATAAACATATGGTAGGCAATGGCGTGGTAGTTGCTCCGGTCACATTCAATGCGAAGATCCTTTCAGATATAAAAGGAAAAGCAAACAAGGCACTTCCTGTAAGGCTGACCGATGCGGACATAAAGCAGATAGAGGCTGCGCTTACTCCAGAGCAGAGACAGGTAGCGAATAAGCTGCAGGAGCTGATGGCTACAAAGATGGCGGCATGGGGGAATGAAGCTTCAATGAATGTGCTTGGCATAAAACTGTTTGAAGATCCTGACTATTTCCCTATCAGATCAGATAGGGGTGGTCTTACAAAAGACCTTGATCCGAATCAGTTTGAGCAGGCCATAAGGAACTTCGGATTCACAAAAGCTGTACAGCCTGGTGCAAAGAATGCCATCATGATTGATGACATCTTTGATGTAGTGACAGAGCACTGCAACAATATGAACCTTTACAACTCTTACACAGAAGCCATGAACGACTTCATGAAAGTGTACAATTATAGGGAATCAAGAGAGGAAGGGGAGTACACAGTTGAGCAGGCTCTGAAGCATGCTTATTCAGATAAGGCGGCTACATTCATCTTGCAGTTCATGCGTGATCTGAACGGCAATGTAAGCGGTAGAGCGTCCGGCATACAAGCTGCATATAACTGGCTCCTGTCTAACGCAAAGAAGTCGGCAGTATTCGCTAACCTCAGAGTAGCGGCACAGCAGCCTACAGCCATTACAAGAGCATTTGCAGCTATTGATCCTAAATATCTTAAAGGCATCAAGATAGAAAAGGGTGTAATGGATGAGATGTTTGAGCATTCTCCTATCGCACTCTGGAAGTCATGGGGATACTATGACATCAACATGGGCAAGTCCATAGAGGATGTCATCATGAACAATGGCAAATGGCTTGAGGACAAGGCTACGGACATCTACGGAGCACTTGATAATGTGACATGGGCAGCCATATGGCAGATGGTAAAGGCTGAAACAAGAGATATCCATCCTGAATTAAAAGAAGGCTCAGATGAATTCTTTGAGCATTGCAATGAAAGATTCAGCGAAGTCATTGATCTTACACAGGTGGTAGACTCCCCGATGCACAGATCTCACGCAATGAGGAACAAGGGATTCCTTGAAAAGACAGCGACAGCATTTATGGCGGAGCCTACACTTACATTTAACATGATCCGTGACGGATGGATAAGTGCTAAAGAGGCATGGACTCAAGGAGACAAGAACAAGGCGGCTAAGATCCTCGGCAGAACAGTAGCGGTAGCGACTCTTCAGGCGGCAACAGTCGCAGGGTTTGCAGCACTTGTAGATGCTCTCAGAAAGAAGAAGCCTGACAAGGATGACGATGATGACAAGTTCCTGCATCTGTGGTGGGTGAATGCGCTTCAAAACTTCAGGGATGAACTTAAACTGTGGAACAAAGTGTATTTCATAAAAGATGTCGCTTCGATATTTGACGGATGGGATAACTCTAATCTCGCATTCCAGGGTATTCAGAAGTTCGCTCTCGGATACAGACAGCTTACCGGAGACCCATACGCAAGAAGCAGCGCAGCCTGGTATGAGAACATGGCTGATGGTATCGGATATATGTCAGGTGTTCCAATCAAGACCATGAGGACAGGCGTAGCTAATGCTATGCAGGCTCTGGGATTAGTATCACCGGTGTTTGCAGCAACTACGGAGAAACTTGATTCTCTCGCAAAAGACCCTAAATCTGGTGATAAGGAGACAAGCGGATTCATCGGCACACTTCTCAGCGATAATGGTAAGGGCCTGTTCGGCAAGCTGCTGACAACTAAATCTGATAATGCCGTTTCAGAAACGACAGATATCGATGCAAAGGTCAAAGAATACAGAGAAAGTTTATCTGACACCTATACTGATGAGCAGAAGGATGAGCTGGTCAAGCAGTATGAGAAGCGCATCAAGAAGGAGACTGCGAACGAGGAAGTCGAAAAGCGTGACAGAGACACCATGCTGTTCGATGCGGAAAAGGCTGCTGCTGGATACGAAGGCTCTGAGCGTGACAAGCGGATATGGCAGTCAGTCTCAAAGGGGTACAAGTCATTCATAGAAGAAGGCAACTATGAACGTATCATGATGATGCGGAGAGTCGTAGAGGAATTAGGCGGAGATCTTGATTACTTCGATAAGCAAGTCAACGAGGCATCGAAAACTGCATTAAAGAAATCCATCAAGCCTCAGTCTGAAATGACCGAAGAAGAATTCAATGCACAGCGTTCTATTCTTGGACATCTCAGACAAAGTGGCATGACAGACGAGGAGATTGGTGAGTACGTGTACAAATCAGATGCGAGAACGGATCTTCAGGTAGCGATGAGACTGAACGATGAGGACGCTATATTCGAGGAGCTTACAGCTCTTGTTGGTGCAGGATTTACTGAGGAAGATTTTGAAAAGGCCTACAAGAATCGCAACAGAGTAAACCTGAAAAACTACAAAGAAAAAGGCGGAAAGTACGCTGACAGGCTCAAGTCAATGGGTACATTCATATGGCCTGCGAGTGGAGTTATCACATCTCACTTCGGATACAGAAATGCTCCAACTGCCGGTGCTTCAAGTAACCATCCGGCCATAGACATAGGCGTTCCGATTGGTACTCCTGTAGCTGCTGCTGATGGCGGAGTGGTTATATATGCAGGACACAATTCTGGATACGGCAATTCCGTAGGCATCAAGCATGATAACGGCATGGTGTCTTACTACAATCATCTCGATTCGTGGAATGTCAAAGTGGGGGATACTGTTGCTCAAGGACAGCAGATCGCTTGTTCCGGTAATACAGGAATATCGACAGGACCGCACCTGGACTTCAAGATCCTCGATGCAGATGGTACTCCTGTAGATCCTGAGAAATATCTGAACTAATTAAAAGACCGCAGGTGTAAAAGCCTGCGGTTATTTTATTCTGATGAAACAACAAAACATAAACATTTAAAAAGATTTTGCAAAATAGTTGCAAAGGATGCGGATACGTGCTATTATACTTATAACACTTCCCTAAATTATGACTTTATCCATTAAAATCTAAAGCGGAATAGTTCGGAAAAAGGATAAATTAGAGGAGTGTTACAAGAAGGTAGCACTCTTTTTTATTTGAACCCTGGGGGAGAATTATGAACATCTCAATGATACCACAAGTTGAATGCATAGAAGGAAAGACAAGGCAGGAAGCTGTCCTGAAGTTCAATAAGAGAATGGTTGAACTGGCATATGTCAATCCGTCATGGGAGCGTGAAGGCGATGTGTTCTGGATCACTTACAACAAACTTGCTGAAGAACCGGAGAGCGTTGTCGAAGATGAGTCACTTCACTGCATCGACTGTCCATATTGCGACAGAGTAACAGACATCTATGGCAACAAGGATGCGAGAGTCAAATGGGGCAAGTGCATGAAGTACGGCATGGCCAGTGTAAACCTAAAGAAAAAGGTATGCAGGGCATATTGGGAAAACGAAGAAAGGAGGGAATGATGCTGAAGAATAAGAGAGTGAGGTCGGAAATGGGCAAGTACGGCATTACTCAGACTAAGATGAGTGAGCTTATGGGCGAGAGCGTACCGGACTTCAATAAGCTCCTTCTCAAGAAGGAGTGGTCTAAGAAGGAACAGGACGATGCCATAAGACTCATCCATGAGTATGCAAAGGGAGAAAGCTATGGCGAATAGCACGATGTCGAGAGCAAGGTATCAGAAGCTTATCGAAGAATGCCACAGGATGGTGCTGAGCGGAGAGCTGAAAGTAGACAATGCTTGTGCAAATTGCGGAGCTACAGACAGGCTTGAGATCCATCACATAGTTCCGCTTCAAAGAGGGGGCAAGAATGTTCAAGGCAATGTAGTAAGACTTTGCTGGAGATGCCACAGAGCAGCACATGACAGAAAGCATCAGAAAGAAAGCAACTCCGGAAGGAAGCGTATACCAAAGCCTGATAACTGGAATGAGATCGCACATCAGATAGTCACAAACCAGGAAGGCGTTTTGGAAACAGCGGCAAAGCTCGGCATTGGGCATAACACCATGAATAGGTGGCTTCATGAATATACCAAAGAGAACAATATAAACAAGTGCGGTAAGAACTACGGCAAAGGCGGCCGACCATAGATGACAGCAAGGGCATGTGTCCATACATGGGCAGGAGAACTACAAACTGAAAACTGAGTGAAATCATAAGGACCATCTGATTAGTTTTTTTCTTCAATCTCCTACGAAAAAACACTTCCTGCCCAGGTGTGGGCATATGCCAGAAAGGAAACAAAATGACACAGTATCAGATAACACATATGGAAAACCTGATGGTGATGGACGCCTATTGGGATGACGGAAACTATTGGGATGATGACGAAGAAGATCCGTGAGGAAAGGAGAGCGTAAACATGGGTAAGCACGATAAGAAAGCACCAGAAGGAACAATTAATCCAAGAACAAGCTTCAGATGGGAGCCGATGCCGGATGAATTCTACAAGGCAAGGATCGAGACTCTTGAGAGAGAGCACAAAGAGAAGGACAAAGAGATCGAGGCTCTTGAGCATGACATCGAGATGCTGAAGGGAGTCATCGGAGAACTTAAGACCGATATGGGCGATCTCATTCTTGAGAATCAGAGCCTGAGAGATGCGGTAGTAAGAGCAGCACTGAGAGAGGTGGAGTAATGAACCAGGGAGACAAGATCCTCAAGTATCTGAAGGACTTCGGCAGCATCACAGCTTATGAGGCTGTCATCGATCTCGGCATCACACAGCTTGCGGCAAGACTCTGTGAGTTGAAGGCAAGAGGCTATGAGTTTGATAAGGAGATGCAGACCGGCAAGAACAGATACGGAGAAAGCACACACTACATCAGGTATTCACTGAGAGGAGAAGCGTGATGGACAGAAGAGAACTTATAGAAGGCCTCATCGCATGGGGCAGCTGGGCAGGAATCATTTTCATGATGTTCGTAGTGGGGTAGAGATATGGCACGTAAGATAGCAGACACAAAAAAGATGACTCACGATCAGTGGGTACAACTGCGTAAGTCATCGATTGGCGGAAGCGATGCCGCCATATGCGTAAACATGAATCCATATGCTGGATCACTTTCATTATACGCTGACAAGATGGGCCTGTCAAAGGAGAAGGAGACATCCGAGGCCATGAGGCTCGGCACGGATCTTGAGCAGTACGTAGCTGAGAGATTCATGGAGAAGACCGGCAAGAAGGTCAGAAATGACTTTGCGATGTATGCAGACGATGACTATGACTTCCTGACTGCCAACATTGACCGCAAGGTAGTAGGCGAGAATGCCGGACTTGAGTGCAAGGTAATGGGCAGCTTTCATGGGTACAACTTTGAGAATGGCGATGTGCCTTCGCACTATTACTGCCAAGTACAGCACTACATGATGATCATGGGTTTCGATATGGTCTATCTCGCCATATTAGTCCTTCAGAGAGGACTTTATGTCATCGAGATAAAAAGGGATGACGATTTCATAAAACAGCTCAGAGAGGCGGAAATCGCCTTCTGGACTACATACGTAATGCAGGAGAGGATGCCTGAGCCGGATGGCGAATCAGACTTCGATACTCTGAAGCAGCTATATCCAAGAGAGATGCCAAGCTCGGAGATCATAGTCTCCGGCCTTGACCGAATGGTGACTGACTATAAGTCGGTCAAGAGCATAGCAGATGATTATGCGAAACAGGCGGAAAGCATCAAGGCAAGGATCTGTCAGAAGCTCGGCAGAAACGAGGTAGGCATAGGGGTGCAGTACGGAGTCTCATGGAAGACTCAGAGCAAGACATCAGGGTATGACATGGCAAGGCTCCAGGCGGACTATCCGAACGTAGACATAAACAAGTACAAGAAGATCTCTGAGTACAGAGTATTCAGGACCAAAGATCTTACGAAGAAGAAAGGAAAAGCGAAATGACAAAGAGCGTAAACGTGAATGAAAAAGTACAGGTGCCGGCAAAGAAGAGCGCACCTAAGTTCTCTGTAATGATACAGACGGACGCTTACAAGAACCTTATCAACAACACTCTCGGAGATCCGAAGAGAGCAGCCGGATTCATCACAGCTATCACAAGTGCTGTGGCTACGAATCCACAGCTTGCAGACTGCGATCCTGCTACGATCCTTTCTGCCGGACTCCTGGGCGAGACACTTCAGCTCTCGCCATCACCACAGCTCGGACAGTATTACTTCGTGCCGTTCAACGACAGAAAGCTCGGACGCAAGGTAGCGCAGTTCCAGCTCGGATACAAAGGTTACATACAGCTTGCCATCAGAAGCGGTCAGTACAAGAAACTGAACGCTATGGCTATCAAGGAAGGTGAGCTTATCAAATATGATCCTCTTAATGAGGAGATAGAAGTGCAGCTCATCGAGGATGAGGCGGCAAGAGAAGCTGCTCAGACTATCGGATACTATGCGATGTTTGAATATCTCAACGGATTCCGCAAGGTTATCTACTGGTCAAAGGAGAAGATGCAGAACCATGCTCTTGAATACTCGCAGGGGTACAGAGCGCACAAGGGATATACGTTCTGGGAGAAAGACTTCGACAGCATGGCTATCAAGACGATGCTGAGACAGCTCATCTCAAAGTGGGGCATCATGTCCATCGACTTCCAGAAGGCTTATGAGGCTGATATGGGAGTCCTCAGACCAGGCGGAAACATTGAGTACGTAGACAACGATGACAGCTTCGATGCTGATGCGGATCTCGGAGATCTTCCGGCAGCATTTGAGGTAACAGAGGAAGAGGAGAAGTAAATGGGCGAGAGAAAAGGTATAGGCAAGAAAACACGCTTTGAAGTTTTCAAGAGAGATAAGTTCACTTGCCAATACTGTGGGCGTATGGCTCCGGATGTCATCCTGGAAGTCGACCACATCAAGCCTGTAGCAGAAGGCGGCACGAACAAAATGATCAATCTCATTACTTCGTGCCGTGACTGCAATAGAGGCAAGGGCAAAGTGAGGCTGTCTGATGATACGGAAATCAAGAAGCAGCAGGAACAGCTTGCAGAACTTGCCGAAAAGCGTGAGCAGCTAAAGATGCTGATGGAATGGCGTACAGAGCTGTCAAGCTTTCAGCAAGAGGAGCTTGATTATATCTGTGAGTATTGGGCAACAGCTAACGGAAATTATTCATTAAACGAGCATGGCAGAGCAACAGCAATGCAATATCTGAAACAGTTCTCTCTTCAGGAGATCCTTGACGGAATTGATATTGCACTCGCTCAATACTACAGAGGCAAATACGCTAAAACTGATGATGCTAAAAGTATAGAAAATGCTTGGAAGAAAGTAGGCGGCATTTGCTATAACCGCAGGAAGCAGAAAGAGGCCGAAGATGGGCGGATGGTTCAAGATCAATAGAGACATACAGAGTCATTGGATATGGGAATCAAATGAACCTTTTGACAAAAGATCTGCGTGGATCGACTTGATAATGCTGGCCAATCACAAGGACTTTAAGACTACTTGTAAAGGCCGAGTGGTCCAGAGAAAGCGTGGGGATGTTAATACATCCATCCGCTTCCTGGCCGACAGATGGCATTGGGACAGGAGAAAAGTTGGTAGGTTTATTGGTGCCATGCAGCAGGACGGAATGTGTACCATGCATAGCACCACTGATGGTACCACTATAACTATTGTAAATTACAACAAATATCAGAATAAGAGCACCACTGATGGTACCACCTATAGTGCAGACGATGCACCACAAAAGAGCACCACTGATGGTACCACCTATGTACCATATGACAAGAACTATAAGAACTTTAAGAACTTATCTATATATGACAAGGGGCAAAATCCATCCAAAGAATCTCAGGACATGACGAACGATGAAAAAGATGAATTCCTTGCAAGAGCAAGAGCGAAATTCAATCAGACTTTAGCGAAGGGGTAGATATGATTCATAAAGATATGTATTCAAGAAAAAGTGATGAGTGGGAAACTCCGGATGCATTCTTCCAGGATCTTGATAGAGAGTTTCATTTCAATCTCGATGTCTGCGCTTCTGATGATAACCACAAGTGCGAGAGATATTTTACCAAGGAGCAGGATGGTCTCTCTCAAAATTGGGGGGGCAACATCGTCTGGTGTAATCCGCCTTATAGCAATGTGAAGGCATGGATACGCAAGTGCTATTACGAAGGGCATAAGCCTAACACAACAGTAGTGGCCCTGGTATTCAGCCGGACAGACACTAAATGGTGGCAGAATTATGTGCAGCATAGATGCGAAGTGAGATTCATAAAAGGCCGCTTGAAGTTTAACGAATCTAAAAGCAATGCACCATTTCCTTCAGCACTATGCATATATAGAGGACCGGAAGAAGATCTGCAGATGACATTTGAGGAGTACAAGATATGAAATTCATAGATTGGTTTGCAGGCATAGGCGGATTCAGACGAGGCATGGAGCTTGCCGGCCATGAGTGTGTAGGCTTCTGTGAGTTTGATAAGTACGCAGTGATGAGCTACACATCTATGCATCTGCTGACAGATGAACAGAGAGAACATCTTCTGAGCATGGATCTCAAGAAGAGGCAGAAGGAAATACTGAAAGAGGAGTATCGCAATGGTGAATGGTACGCAAATGACATTAGACGAGTTTACTCAGGAGACATACCTTATGCCGATTGTTGGTGCTTCGGATTTCCTTGTCAGGACATCAGCAATAACGGAAAGAAAATCGGATTTAGAGGAAGCCGCTCATCTCTGTTTTTCAGAGTTATGTACCTTTTTGGACAGCTCCCAGACGAAGAGAAGCCTGAATGGTTATTCATCGAGAATGTTAAGAATCTGCTTTCAGTTAATAGGGGATGGGATTTTGCCAGACTTCTCACTGAAATGGATGAGGGGGGGTGCGATGCGGAATGGCAAGTTCTCAACACTAAGCACTTCGGAGTGCCACAGAACAGAGAAAGAGTGTTCATTATCGGACATCTTAGAGAAAAAGGTGAGCGAAAAATATTATCTTTCGAAACACCAGAGAGAGAAAGTTCTGATCGCTTACTCGCCAATGATGATGGTTGGATAAGAGTCATCGATGGAACGAAAAAAGGATACGCACAATGTCCGGTAGGCGGAGTGGTCGATCTTGCTTTCCCAAATTCAACTAAGAGAAGAGGCAGAGTCCAAGATAATGGGGAAACATGCGGAACATTGGATACGGCAAGTAACCATTATTACGTTGAGGATGTAGACAGGATACGCAAGCTGACTCCTAAGGAGTGCTTCAGACTTCAAGGCTGGACAGATGATTATTTTGAGAAGGCACAGCAATTCAATTCTGACAGTCAGCTATATAAGCAGGCCGGAAACGGAGTGACTGTGAATGTGATAGAAGCTATTGCAAGGAGATTTGACGATGGTATTGATCAGAGGAATGTTTAAGCCAGACAGCTGCAGTAATTGCAGAATAGCAGATCATACGTGGATGGAGTGCAAGGTAGCACACAAGAAGATAGGAGCCTATGTAGATAATGTGGAACTGCCAGCATGGTGTCCTCTTGTGGAAGTAGAGACATACGGCCCAGATGGGGTGCTGTACAAGGAGAAGTGAACATGATTGTCATAGATATGGAAATGCCAAAGTGCTGTGCTGACTGCGTGTTCTTCGTACAGTTAGCAGGCTCAGAAGTTACGGAGTGCGTTATGCCAGAAGGCAGAGAAGGGCAATGGTGTCCTCTGGATGAAGTAGAGCCGTTGGGGAAAGCCTATATCAGAAGCAACGGCAAACTGGTGCCGCAAGGCAGACTGTACAAGGAGAAGTGACATGCCAAGGTACACACGCTGCCCATACTACATCGATGAGAACAAACTGACCATATCCTGCGAGGATGTGTGCCGGACTTACGATTCCATTAACGAGAAACTGTCGTGGATGGATCTGTACTGCGATTCATGGGATTGGATGAGATGCCCTTATGCGGCAGACAGGTCCGAGGCGTACAAAAGATTTGAGGAAGGAGATGCGATGGCATTGGAAGAGCAGAAGGATAAAGCTACGAAGAACGAGATCAAGAGCCTTCAGACCAAGCTTGGAAGGCTTACCAAGAAAGTCGAGCGTATGCAGAAAAAGATTGACGAGCTGAGAGCGGTCAATCAGAGCTACACAAGAGTGAATCAGAATCTTGAAAAGCAGAAGGCTGACTTCTACGCAAAGTGGAGATCCGCTGAGTCAAGGGTAAGAGCACAGGACGATGCGATATGGAACGAGATAAGCGGCCTTGCATCTATCTATGAGCAGCGCATGGCGTATCTTATCGACACATACTGCCCAGACAAGAAACTGCGTGAGCGTGATGTCGAAGATTGGGCAAAGGACAGAGCCTATGCGATAGTGGCTACCAAAATTGAGGATGAAGAAGCAGGCATAGAAGGTGAGCCTGCATGGAAGGTGGTCTTCCAGGAAGAAGAAGAGGAGAACGAAGATGGCGAACATGTCACTGAAACAGTATCAGGAGATAACCGGACAGAAGCATAAGTACAACAACAAGCCGGTCGTTGTAGATGGCGTAAGATATGACTCCAAGAAGGAATACGCCAGATGGTGTGAGCTGCAGATCCTGCAGAGAGCAGGCGAGATAGAAGGACTTGTCAGACAGAAGAAGTTTGAGCTTCGCCCAGGATTCATTCACAAGGGCAAGAAGATACGTGCTCTGACATATATCGCAGACTTCTACTACTACGACAGGACTCCTGACCGCAAGCACTCAAAAGGACTTCAGTCACGATGGGTGATAGAGGATGTCAAATCTCCGATCACACGCAAGGACAAGGTATACAGGCTCAAGTACAACGAGATGCTGTACAGGGGCCTTGAGATCAAAGAGGTATGAATATGAGATGGGTTATATATGTTTTGCTGATGGTCATAACTATTCTGATGGTGATGTGCTATGCGCTCCTTGTGGCAGCAAGCCAAGCAGACGAGCGAGAGGAGCAGTTTTACAAGGAGTGGAAGGAGAAGGACGATGGAAAAGCTGTACAAAGTGCAGATGAATAGCAATGGTATGCCGAACTTCAGCACAGCGGTAGAAGTGGCGGACAGACCGCCTGCACCAAGCATCGACATCTGCTTCTGCCGAGAGTGCAAATATCGCAAACATCGAGGTGATTTTCAGAATGACTACTGCATACAACATTCAAAAGTGTTATATAGCACAGATGGCTATTGTTCGTGGGGAGAGATGCTGTCGAAAAAGGCGAGCCGTTCGGAAAAACCGAACAACTGCGAACACATAACCGAAGATGGCGTAACTTGTGCAAAATATCCCGCTTGCGATGATTGCCTTGATAACCCTTTAAACAAGGTAAAAGGCTCTGAAAGGTTGGTAAAAGGTTCGGAGCAGACGGATTGTCCGTGGAAATAACATTGGCACAGCATAGGGCGAGGCAACGTATCCCTTTTCTAAGTATTATCAAAACCTATTTTCGAACCAATCGCTTCGCCCTATGTTTGCACATAAGCATGAAAGTGAGGAAGATTAATGGGAACAAGATGGAGCACTGACAACAGAGGCGAGAAGATTTACAGATCAGATAAGTTTGAGAAGCCTCAGTATGCTATAAGAATCAGCAAGAAGGAAGGTGATTCCTGGATATCCGAGTTTCAGGAAGTAAGATTCAGAGGATCTCCTGACATCCCTAACAAGACTACAGTCTACGTGAAAGATGGATTTGAGACTATTAAGAGCTGGGTGAAGGATGGCATGGAGCATACCAAGATCATCAAGGTAGCAATGGACTATACATTCGATGGTATGAGCGAGAATCCTAAACAGAGCTTCATGGAAATGCCGGAACCGGATATCCCTGACAGCTTCAGTGCAGCAGAAGACGAGATCCCATTCTGATTTCAAGTGTGGGGCGAAATCAATTGTCTCCTTAAGGTATCGTGTCGATATCGAAAGGAGACTTTTATTATGCCTAAGAAACCGAAAGGTGGTAGGCGAAACAAAAGTTGGGAGAAGATCAAGGCAGACTATGTCACTGATCCTGGCTTAAGTCTTAAAGATGTATCTGAGAAGTATGGTGTTCCTCTCGATACTGTAAAAAAACATTCAAAGGCTGAAAATTGGTTCGCCACCAAACAAGAACACCGAAAACTATATGCTGCTGAGATGGCACAAAAGTTGCACCAAAAAAAGCGTGAGTCTTTGGAGCAGGAACTTGAGTCTGCGATGAAGGCATCGGACATCATTGCTCAGATGCTGAGTGATCCAGAACAGTATCAAAGGCACATCGTCACTAATATCATAACAGGGGCAACAGAAGAGGCTGTGTTTGCTAAATATGACACGAAGGCCTTAAAGGATACGCTTGCATGCCTCAAGTTTATTGAAGACCTGAAAAGATCAATTAGAGGAGAGCAGCGAATCGAAAACATTCAGAAGCATGAGATTGAATCCAGAAGAGTCGCTATCGAAGAGGCAAGACTTGAATGGGAGAAAGAGAAATCTGAATATGCGAAGCCTGATTCATCAAACAGCATCCGCATCGATGGCTTTGAGGAAGGATGGAGTGAATAATCACACTTTGAAAGGAGATTATCATGGAAAGATGGAAAGTAGTGGAAGGCACTTATGGTGCCTTAGAAGTTAGTGATCTTGGAAGAGTTAAGTCGAATCTGCGTGATGGGAGAATACTTAAGACGCAGAAGGATAGCAAAGGTTATCACAGACTGAGGATGACCATCAAAAGAGAACGACACTCTTTCAAACTGCATCGACTTGTAGCGCAGGCATTTGTGCCTAATCCGGAGAATAAGCCACAAGTAAACCACATTGATGGCAACAAAGACAATAATGCTGCAAGCAATCTTGAATGGGTAACTAACAAGGAGAATGCTCAACACGCAGTCAGAACCGGATTGTGGAAAAGCTCTATGAAAGCAACTAAAGAAAGAAATAAATTGAAGCTAAAACCTATCATAGCAACAAACATTGTTACAGGGCAGCAAATGCATTTTATATCAATAGGATCTGCGGAAAGAGCTTTAGGCACACGGCACATCACTGATGTTTTGAAAGGCAAGAGAAGACAAGCAAAAGGCTATGTCTTTGCCTATAAGGAAGGGGGTGATGCCGATGTCCACCCTGAGAATAGCTGAACCTAACGAGAAACAGAAACTGTTCCTCAATGCAAGAAAAAAGTTTGTTGCATATGGTGGCGCATAGCCAGAGGCGGAGGCTGAGCAAGAGCTGGGCCGTAAGGACTAAGGCTGTCCTGCTTGCCGCAAGGTATCCAGGCATAAAGATGCTGATAGTGCGTAGGACTTACAAAGAACTTGAAGGTAACCACATAAGGATACTGAAGAGCATGTGCCGAGATATGGCAAGGTACAACAGCACAAGCAAGATCCTTACCTTCGTAAACGGCAGCACGATTGAATTCATGTACTGTGCGAGAGATGCGGACCTCGACCGGCTGCAAGGCTTGGAATATGATGTCATCTTCCTCGATGAGGCAGCACAGCTCTCTGAGTATCAGATGAAAGCTATCACAGCGACATTGCGTGGTGTCAATGAATTCCCGAAGAGATGCTACTACACATGCAATCCAGGCGGACAAGGCCATGCGTACATCAAGAGAGTATTCATCGACAGGAACTTCCTTGAGACTGAGAACCCTGATGACTACACATTCATTCAGGCTCTTGTTGATGACAACACTGCACTGATGGCTGCACAGCCGGAGTACATCGCTACACTTGAAGCATTGCCGTACAAGCTGAGAGAGGCATGGAGATACGGCAGATGGGATGTCTTTGAAGGACAGGTATTCGGAGAATTTACTGATGATCCAGAACACTACGATGACAGACGATGGACTCATGTATGCAATCCTTTTCCTATTCCTGATGATTGGACTATATATCGATCATTAGATTGGGGATACAGCAAGCCGTTCTCATGTGCATGGACTGCTGTCTCAGGTGCAGGAAGGATGTATCGATTCCGTGAGCTGTATGGCTGTACAGGCGAAGCTAACATGGGTGTCGAATGGACAGTGCAGCAGCTTGGGACCAAGATCGCTGAGATAGAGGATGAGGATGAACGCATTGCCGGTAAGCATGTATATGGCGTGGCAGATCCGGCCATCTTCGCATCTGATGGCGGCCCTTCCATAGCAGAACAGCTTGAGGAGTGCGGAGTCTACTTCGACAAGGCAGACAACAAGCGCATACCTGGCAAGATGCAGTGCCATTACAGACTCGCATTCGATGAGGACGGCATACCGATGTTCTATGTGTTCAAAACTTGCAAGCACTTCATAAGGACTATACCGGCCCTTCTGTACAGCGAGACTGATGTTGAGGATGTTGATACGCATCTTGAGGATCACATTTACGATGAATGGCGTTATGTGAACATGTCGAGGCCTATCGCTCCGAGGTCAAAGGTAACGCTTGAGAAGGAATGGACTCCTCCGCCTGATGATCCGCTTAATCTTCAGACGGACGATTATGACTACGATACATTTACACTGCTAATGAATTCATAGAAAGGAGACAGAGGCATTGAACGAGGATAAAAAGATTGTCGATCTTGTCCTTGATGGACACAGTAAGTTCGGAGAGGAGCAGACCGAGAAGGCTCTGGCTGACCTACAGGTGTATGTCGATGCCAAGAAGGCTATAGACAACAAGGCCACAGAGAATCAGCAATGGTGGAGACTGCGACATTGGTCAGTCATAGGCGGTGAGACTAACGAAGCACAGAAGGCAGGACTCGATGTAGGCTCTGCGTGGACAGTCAACTCGCTGCTTAACAAACACGCTGACATCATGGACAGCTTTCCGAAGCCTAACATCCTGCCGAGAGAGGCTGACGATGAGGAAGAGGCAAGGCTGCTGACAGATATCGTTCCGGCAATCCTTGAACAGAATGACTACGAAGAAGTCTTCAGACGATCCGCATGGGATTTCTGCATCGATGGTGCGGCTATCAAAGGAGCGTTCTGGGATACCAGCAAGCACGATGGACTTGGTGACATAGCGATAACGAATGTCGATGTGCATAACCTGTTCTGGAAACCAGGCATTCAGGACCTGCAGGAATCAGACAAGGTGTTCCATGTTTCCATAGAGGATGTCGATGTGGCAAGAGCCAAGTGGCCTGAGATCGCAGACAAGATAGGACCGCAGGACTCAGGAAGGATAACCAAGTACATTCACGATGACAACATCGATACTTCAAACTGTGTCGAGGTCGTGGACATGTACTACAAGGTCCCAATAACAGAGCCTGTATACATGGATGGCTTTGACGAAAACGGAATGCCTACTCAGGTCAAGGTGCATGAGATACCAAAGACTGTGCTGCATCTCGCCATCTTCGTGAATGCAGAGCTGGCATGGTGCTCAGAGAATCAGCCTGGATATGAGAACGGATTCTATGAGCATGGTAAGTTCCCATTCGTTGTGGCAAGGCTCTTCCCTGTCAAGGATACTCCGTGGGGATTCGGATACTTAGATATCATGAAGCATCCTCAGAAGGACATCGACAAGCTCGATCAGGCTATCATCAAGAATGCTCTGATGAAGGCAAGACCGAGATATTGGGCAAGGAAGAACGCTAACATCGATGTCGATAAGTTTGCAGATTGGAACGAGGAAATAGTCGAAGTCGCTGCCGGTGAGCTTGGAGATTCGGTCAGAAAGATAGATGTGGACGATGTGCCGAATGGTGCGATGAATCATCTCATGAACAAGATCGAGGAGCTTAAGGAAACATCCGGCAACAGAGACTTTAACCAGGGCGGAGTAAGTGGCGGAATCACAGCAGCAAGTGCCGTTAACATAGCAGCGGCTTAACATAGCGATATGTTACGAAAAGCAGGTGAATTGCTGGAAAATCTCACAAGAGACAATCAGCAGCCAAGCCTCAGAGATGAGGAAGGTTCAGAGACTATCCCGAAGGGGAGTACATCCAAGTGGATGGAAGTGCCTGCCATCTCAAATGAGATGATGATATAGTCCGATCCCTATGGTGACATAGGGCAGCCGAGATAGGCGGCATGGGAGTAACGAACCCATGTGAACATAAATGAGCTGCGTTACAAGAGGCTGGTTCCAAACTAAGCCGTGATCTGAATAAGGAGCTATACCGAGCAGAGCGTGAGCTGTATCACATGGTCATCGAGCTTGTGAGACAGTTCTATGCGGAGCCGAGATCCTTCCGCACGATGGATGAGAATGGAGACTACAGATTCATTCAGTACAGCAATGCCGGTATCGTGGATCGTGATGTCATGCTGCCTGATGGTACTGTCAGACATTCAAGACCTATATTCGATATCTCAGTATCCGCTGAGAAGCAGTCTCCTTTCTCCAGAGCCGCACAAAATGAGACAGCGAAGGAATTATATGGCATGGGACTTTTCCATCCTGAGAACGCAATTCCTGCGCTTGTGTGCGTAGATATGATGGACTTTGAAGGCAAGGACAAGATCAAGCAGCAGATACAGGAGAACGCTACGATGCTTCAGCAGTTCCAGTCGGCAATGCAGCTTATCAATCAGCTTGCGATGGCTGATCCTATGATAGGGCAGATGGCTGCACAGGCCGGACTGATAGATCCTACGCAGATGCCGATGCCTGCACCTACTCAGCCAATGGGCGGAGCAATGCCGCAGGGTGAAGGCACAGCAGAAGAGAGAGCAGCAGCCAATGTATCAAGGACTGATAATTCGATGGCTGCCAAAGCAAGGCTGAGAGCAGCGAATATGGCATCGCCAACGTAAGGAGCAAGGCATATGACAAAGGTAATGATGAGTATTGACGATATCAGCGGCATATTCTTCGACTGTCAGAATCACGCTGAAGATCATGATGCATGTACGATAATGTCTACGCTTTGCAATGTTCTTGTAGCAGAGTGCTTCAGGAAGGGCAAGGAGCCAACGATATACAATCCTGGGCATGTGCGTATAGATATGCCGTACAGCAATGACACATTTGAAGTATTCGCTGCCGTTGAAGAAGCAATGAGGCAGGCAGCACATCAGCTACCTGACCACATAAAAATCTACTGAGAAAGGAGAACGCAGTCATGACAATTACAAAAGCACTCAGAAAACTGTACGAAGCTATTGTAGGTGAGGCTCCTGCAGCTAACGTGAACAGCATCACAAAGGTGCTCGTTGCACTTGCGGAGAATTGGCCGTCATCGGATTCCGATTCAAACTCTTAATGGGGATAGCCGGAAGGTAGGAAAAAGTGTGGGGCGAAATAAACCTCACACTTTTTTTATTATGTCAACACATAGTGAAATACGGAATCGCCAACCGGAATAAGGCAGAAAGGAACACTATATGAAAACTAAATATTTGCTCTATGACTTCCATCTCTTCGATGGCGAAGGCGGAATGGGAGACGGAGCAGAAGCCAGCACAGGTGCATCCGAGCAGGACACTCAGCAGAGAGTTGAGTATGGAAGATCCAAAGGCGAAGGTGCATCAAACAGTCAGGTCGGCTCTGACAATGCCACACAGGAAATGACTCCTGAGGCAGAGTTTGCCGCATTAGTCGGCAAGGGTGGTAAATATCACGATATTTACGGCCAGATGGTTTCCAATGTCATTCAGGACAGATTCAAGAATCAGCAGGATCTACGTGGCCAGGTAGATAAGATCTCAAACGATCTCTCGCCTCTGTTCATGAATTACGGACTGAAGTCAGGAGACTTTGAAGGACTGAAGAACGCTATAGCCAATGATGATGCCTTCTTCCAGGCACAGGCTGAGAGAGCCGGTCTCGATGTCGATCAGTACAAAGAGAACCTTAAGCTCAAGGCCGAGGCTGAAAGAGGCAGACAGATAACCGCAGCATATGAGGAGCAGCAGAGACAGAATGCTTTGTTCTCACAGTGGGAAGCCGAAGCTGCTGAATTACAGCAGGCATTCCCTGCATTCGACCTTGGTCTTGAGATACAGAGCAACGAGGAATTTGCAAAGCTTATATCCAATGGTGTGCCGGTCAGAAATGCTTTCCTGACTACTCATGCCGAGGAGATATTCGCCAACAGCAATGCCTACGCAGAGTCTCAGGCAACACAGAATGTGCTCAATAATATCCGTCAGAGAGCATCGAGGCCATCTGAAGGTGCGATGCATCCGAATGCGGCTATAACAAGAAAGTCAGATCCTTCGTCATTAAGTAACGATGACATAGACGAGATCAACAGAAGAGTAGCGGAAGGAGAAGTGATTTCCTTCTAAGCAGAATCTCCTCTCGTTTATGTCGAAGCATAGATGAAGGGAGAAAACAAATGAATAAGTTTATTTACGATTTCCATCTGTTTGCTGGTGAATCACCACAGGAGTCTTACACTCCGCTTCGTCCTAACTACACAGGACAGACAAACAGCGCATACAACAGCACAACCAAGACCGGTGGTACTTATACGGCAGCTCAGGACCTCTCTCCGGAGATGAAGACCTTCTACGACAAGAACCTCATCAGGTTGGCTGAGCCGGAGCTTGTACACGATCAGTTCGGACAGAAGAGACCTATCCCTGGCGGAAACGGCAAGGTGATCGAGTTCAGAAAGTTCAATGCTCTGCCATCTGTACCGGCTGACAGGATACTTGATGAAGGTATCACTCCTAACGGACAGTTCTATGGCGTAACAGCCATCACAGCTAAGATCGAGCAGTATGGCGGATACATCACACTGTCTGACATGCTGAACCTCACTGCATATGACAACAACATGCAGGAAGTCATGAAGCTGCTTGCTACTCAGGCCGGACAGGTCTCCGACAAGATTACAAGAGACATCCTTGCTGCAGGCACAAACGTATCCTATGCAGGCACAGCAGCTGCAAGAACAGACCTCACAAGCTCATCTGTCCTGACTATCGAGGATATCAAGAAGGCTGTCAGAAAGCTGAAGAGAGTCAATGCTAAGACCATCAACGGCAGCTACGTTGCAATCGTACATCCTGATGTAGCGTATGACCTGATGCAGGACAGCGAGTGGATCGATGCGAATCAGTACGCAGGCTCCGGTGCTATCTTCAATGGCGAGATCGGCAAGATGTACGGAGTGCGTTTCGTAGAGACTACAATGGCTAAGATCGTTAAGCCATCGACACTTCCGATTTACTGCACTCTCGTTCTTGGTGAGAATGCGTTCGGTGTTACATCTATCAACAACGGTGGAATCGAGACAATCGTGAAGCAGCTTGGCAGCGGCGGAACAGCGGACCCTCTCAACCAGAGGTCGACAGTTGGCTGGAAGCTGAACAAGGTAGCGAAGATCCTTGAAGAGTCTTACATGGTAAGAATCGAGTCGGCAGCTTCGTTCGGAGCATCGGCAGAAGCTAACTAAGCCATCGCCAGGCTCCATGAAAGGAGTAGAACATGGCAACAAAGAAAACTGTAACTGAAGAGCAGAAGCCTGAAGAAGTTAAGGCAGAAGCTACTGAAGAAGTTAAGGCAGAAGCTAAAGAAGAGAGAGTGCGTGTATTCGTACCATACATCGAAGGCGAAGATCCTGAAGTCACTGTGTGGGTGAATGATGAGATAACCAAGTTCAAGAAAGGCTATCAGGTAGAAGTACCTAAGAACGTAGCCGAAGTCCTTGAGAATTCAAATCAGCTCCAGATGGTGGCAATGGAGAACAGAAAAAAGCTCAAGAATCAGAGACAGGACTGGTAAATGGCGGATGGTGGGGAGCAATCTCCACCATCTTTTCCATAAAGGAGAACCAAACAGATGACTATACAGACATTAATCAACAAGGTACAGATAGAGAAGCCGAATAGTTTTCCGGACGAGAAGCTGCTTCAGTTCATCAACGAGATAGAACAGGATGTGTCCGAGGAGCTTCGTGAGGAAGAGGACTTCGTGCCTTATGAGGAAATAGATGACACGCTGCTGAAGGCTCCTGCACCATACGACAGGCTGTACGTATCATATCTCAAGTCGCAGATAGACTATGCAAACGAGGAGTATGCTTCTTATCAGCTTAATGCAGAGCAGCATGTGCAGGACTTCGGAGACTTCGCTGACTTCGTAGTTAGAACAGGCCGAGCAGAAGTGGTGGAGATCCCATCACGCTTCAAGAATGTATTTTAAGGTGGTGATGAGATATGGCGAATTTAGTATCACCAGGATACGGAAGATCCGCACTCATAAATGAAATACTGAAGCCTGCCGAGGAGCGCACGATTGAATTCAAGGGTCTGAACAGACGGACTACAGTAGCAGAAGGCGAGATGAGCGACATGCTGAATCTCTCCTCAGACGATTATCCTGTACTGACTCAGCGCAAGCCGAGAGGCAGGATGGCACTTACAAGCGGAGTCATAAGGCCACTGCAGCTCATGTCGAGATTTGAAAAAATTGCTATGACTGCTGTGACTTCTGAAGGCGTGAGACTCTTCTATGATGGCATGATCGTGCCAGAGGTAGAGCTTGACTATGGCAGCCATATGGTAGCTATCAACAACAGGCTGTGCTTCTTCCCTGAGAAAACATGCATCGACATAACAAAGGACGGACTCCAGCCAGGCACGTACAGGCATCTTGATGCATCCATCACGCTGGCTGTTGATACTGAAGTCACCATCAGCAACGAGGACGCACGAATCACACTGTTCTCAGGACACGGCCTTAAGTATGACGATGCTATCAATATTGAAGGTACACTGAAATACACTCCTGCAGGCGGCACAGCAACTACGATGCCTGTCACAGTATCGTGCATCATAGAGGATGTTGTGAACAACAACACCATCGTGCTGCCGAGAGAGACATTCATCGAGATGACAGGCGAAGGTGCTACAAGCGTGAAGCTTGCATCCGATTCCACAATAGAGAGGCACGTGCCTGATCTTGACCATGTCGTTGAGTGGAACAACAGACTGTGGGGAGCATCTAACAAAGACAACACGATATATGCCTGCAAGCTCGGTGATCCTACAAACTGGCAATACTTTCAGGGAACATCACTTGATTCATACTATGCCGAACAGGGAACGGATGGAATGTGGACAGGCATAGCACTGTATTCAAACCATCTGATCTTCTTCAAAGAGAACTATCTGTGCAGAGTGTACGGCACAGCTCCGAGCAACTTCCAGGTAGCAAACACAGAAGCCTTTGGTGTTGAGCCAGGCTCAGAAAAATCTATAGTCACTATCAACGACACTGTCTTCTACAAGGGAAGACCAGGCATCATGGCTTACTCAGGCGGCACTCCATACTGCATAAGCGATGGGTTCAATGTGGAATTCCGTGATGTAGTCGCAGGAACCGAGAAGCGGAAGTATTACGCTTCGATACACACAAGGGCCGCTGGCTATGAGCTGATGGTGTTCGATACGGAGCGAGGACTATGGCACAAGGAAGACGATGCTCGTTTCCATTCATGTGCGACTATTGGAGACAAGCTCTATTTTGTAGAATACAAGGACGAACTTTTTAACTGCTCACAGGGCCTGCCTTGCTCTGAATGGCTGCTTGTAGGTGACGAGAATGTTGAAGGCACAGTGGGCATAGTGAATCCTATAAATTCATATGAGTCAGCAGACAACATCAAGTGGAGAGCGGTGTTCGGCCCATTTGATGAATACATTGAGGAGCACAAGATATACAGCAAGCTTGCGCTTCGCATAAAGACAAAAGACGGAGACAACAACTTTATCACGGACGAGGAAGACGAGGCTATCCAGACAGATGAAGGATATGATCTTGTACAGCCAAGAACAGTAATGGTGTATATCTCGATTGATGAAGGTGATTGGGAACTTGTGGAGACATATGATCCGCCTCATACAAACGGAGAATTTATTCCTATTGTTCCGAGAAGATGTGACAGATATTCGATAATGCTTGAAGGGGAAGGAAACTGCGAGATAAAGACTCTCACACGAAGAGTGCGTCAGGGTACCTTCGGAAGATTATAAGGAGACATATAGATGGCATACACAAGAACTACATGGGTAGAGTCGGAAACGCCTCTGTCCGCACAGAACATGAATAATATCGAGGATGGCATCGAGGAGCTTCAGTCGAGGAAGGTAGACAAGGTTTCAGGCAAGGACCTGTCCGATCAGAACTACACGGCAGCAGAGAAGTCGAAGCTTGCAGGAATAGAAGCTGGTGCTGAAGTGAATGTGCAGTCTGATTGGAATCAGACCAATACATCAGCAGATGACTTCATCAAAAACAAGCCAGGTAATGCATCCTCTTCAGCAGCAGGATTCATGTCCGCCGCTGATAAGAGCAAGCTCGATGGAGTGCAGGCAGGAGCACAGGTGAATCCAGGAACGGCAACGACATCTGCTAATGGACTGATGAGCAGTGCTGATAAGACGAAGCTTAACGGCATTGCTGCAGGAGCGCAAGTCAACCCTGTCTTAAGCGAAGTAGTAGCAACATGTGCGGTAGCTTATCATATACCGAGTGGCAGCACGGCACAGTTGACATTCGATACAACACCTCTTGAATGTGACTATGCGATACCGTTGGAAATACCAACAGTTGGCACCACAAACAATAGAGCACTTTCTGTAGGTGGTTATAAGCCGGTGTATTCGACTGAAGGTAACACAAACTATATTACAGGATTCAAAGTAAGCTTCACAAATTCTACCAACGTAGCAATAAATACACCGCAGAATCTAAAGATTGCGCTTCTTCTTATAAAAGAGTAGGAGTCTGACCAATGCTAATTGATTATGACCGCAATCCATCGCTGACCGAGGACCAGAAGCTGCAGAGCCTTGTCGAGAATCTTATCCTCGCATTCGGAGAGATGCAGACCATCCTGAGCAGGCAGCAGAAGCAGATGGATGCAACAGACAAAAAGATAGATAAACTGCTTGAAGCGATAGGCGTAGTGGCAGAGGACATCACGGATATTCGAAGCGACATATCGTCAATGCAAGGGAGCATAACTACAATGCAGGGGAATATCTCTACGCTTCAGAGCAATGTGTCTACGATCAACGGAAACATAACTACCATCAACGGCAAGATAACCGCACTTGAGGCTGTCGCAGCAGATGCGATCCTTCAGAGCACAGCGTCTTAATGAAAGGAGAAAATAATGGGTATAAGAGAATCATTACTCAATACGATAACATCAGTAGGCAACAGCGACTTTGTGCGTATCGTCACAAGCGCAGGAGCATCGAGCAAGGCCACAGTAGCCAACCTGTTCAAGTCGTTTGAGTCCGGTCTTGGTGCGAAGTCGAGCCTTACAAATTCTGATTACCTTCGTGTAGTGGGGAGCGACAACAATGCATATAAGCAGAGCTTAAGCGATGTAAGGACTGCTCTTGGCATTGGAGCATCGGCATCGTACAGTTCCTTAGAGCAATTTTATGCGGAATTCGCATCAATGGAAGTTAACACGAAATATTTTGTCAATGTTTCTAATACTTGTGCTGCTGCACTCGGATTGCCATCGGGTACATACAAAGGATATGTGTCAAAGTCAACCTCAACGATATGTGATATGACCGTGCAGTGGTATGGTGCAAGTGGTGATCTTAACGAGTACATCGGGCGAGTGACATTTGATAACAACGGTAGTGTCACGGCAACGCACTGGACAGCACAGCCTACAAGAACGGAGGTTGATGCATTAAATAGTAAGACATCTACGTTCATTACTGCGGATAATTACAGAAGCGTCCTTGCAACATTTGGCACACAGACTGTCACACCAGTTTTTGTAGACACTTCTTTGGTAAGTGTTATTTTTGGGATATCTGGAGCAAATGGCACTGGCCTTTGCATTAGGCATAATTTAAACACTTACGACTTTGTGTTTTTTGACTCAAGAATTAGGCTCGTGCGATACAATAGCTCGACTGATACTTTTTCACGAAAACACTACATCGATATGATTGCTATGCAGTAACAGACATCGAATTGAACGTGGGTTTACAGAACCAAAAGAAAGTGTGGGGCGAAAATCCCCACATTTTTTGATTAAGTGTAGGGGAGAAAAAATCCCTGCACTTTTTTAGTATAGGGAAAAACAGAGAGGAGCAGAAGCGCAATGAATTTTGGAACAAAGATCAGAACAATACTCGCTGTAGCGACATGCCTTAATACAGCACTCATGGCTACGGATGTGGCACAGTTCCACAATCCATCGCTTGATCTCGCATACAGAATCGTATCGGTTATCCTGAACTTCGTGATCGTGGCCTGCGTGACATGGTTTAACAACGACTATACCGAGGCTGCCTGCGAAGGAACAGGGTACACACGGATGCTGAAGTCAGGCGATGATGGGATGGACATCGAAGTAGATGGCTATCTTGAGGATGGTGATGAGGATGAATAGCACCAACTATAAGCAGTACGATACCAGGTGGGCAAAGCTTGGATATCCTAAGAAACCTTGGTACATAAAGAATTGCGGATGTGGAGAGGTAGCAATCTGCAACAGTATCATTGAGATGACCAAGTATGCGAACGAGACTCCGAAGACGATCCAGCCATATTGCAAGCAGTATGCGGCTCCGAATGGTAATGGCACGTACTTCTCAGGAATCCCTGCCATGATGAAGCACTATGGTATGACTGAAGTGAAAGAGCATCAGACTATGGGAGAGCTGTGGAAGGAGATTGCAAAAGGAGACCGAGTCGCTATCTATCTCATGGGGTCGAGGCCAGGCGGATCTAAAAAGGTGCATTGGACCGGTTCTGCTCATTTCGTCTGTAGTGTCGGGTATCGAAAGAACGGCTCTAAGCATGAGGTCTTTGTAAAGGATTCAAACAGCACATCATCTCTCAGGAACGGATGGATCTCCTATGAGGACAACATGAGAAATGATGTCAGCAGAGTGTGGTCAGGCAAGCTGCCTAAAGAGGCTCCTAAGAAGAGCATCGATGAGATAGCCAAAGAAGTAATCGATGGCAAGTGGGGCAATGGCGATGAGCGAGTCAGTAAGCTGAAGGCCGCAGGATATGATCCTGACGCTGTGCAGAAAAAGGTGAATGAGCTGCTTGCTCCGAAAGAGCCGACTCCACAGGACAAGATATGTGCCGAAGCTAAGAAGATTGCAGACAGCAAAAAGTATAAATACAAGAAGTTTTCTGCTAAGTACGGCAAAGAGTGCGCTATCTGCCATCCTCATGGTGGAAAGAATCCTGGGTGGAATTGTATCGGTTATCCATTTCACTGCTGGCATGTGGTGACAGGATGCAAGTGCTCATGTCAGGTAATGACAGACCAGCTCTATGAAAAGCTGCTCAAAGTGTCTGCTGCCGAAGCACTGAAGATCGTCAAGGAGCGCACGAAGCTGAAGGACATCAAGGTGCTCGTTGACAAGAATGGTATTCCAACAAGCAAACTGAAAAAGGGTGATATCATAGCATACTTCAATGGTAGCGACTACAGGCATACTGCACTGTACATAGGTGACGGAAAGATAGCTGACTGTACTTCTGGCAGGAAGGACAACATCAAGTACGGAGTGAAATCCTACTCAAAGTGGAAGATAAAGATAGCGATTCGCTACACAGGGAAGTGAGGTGATCTGTATGACTGAGGCTATCATCGTAGCAGTGATAACAGGACTGTTCGCCTTACTTGGAACTTACCTGACAGTGAGATCGGGCAATCAGGCGATCATGAACGAGATGAAAATTCATCAGGCTGTACAGGATGAGAAGATCGTTAATCTCACTAACGAAGTCCGTAAACACAACGACTTTGCTGTAAGGGTTCCTGTGCTTGAGGAACAGGTGAGACAGCTACAAAAGGGAGCGTAGACATGGAAAAGGATGTGCCATACATCGTATATGAGAGTGAAGCAGCCAGACATGAGAGGACAGTAAAGAGGCTGATAACGGCCCTGCTGATATCCATCCTGCTTATCGTAGGCAGTAACCTCGCATGGCTGTGGGTATGGAATCAGTACGACTTTACATCGGAGTCTTACTCCGTAGAGAATGATGGGAACAGCAACCTGCTTGGAGCAGGCGCATATATGAATGGAGTGACTAATGGCATCGAAAACAGTGTACAAGAGGAAGACAGCAACTAAGCGAGACCGCACCAAGGCGAAGGGCAAGGCCACAAGGCGCAAGGTCACAGTACGCAACAGAGGCGGCAATGTGAATGTAGTCGTAGGAAAGAGATGAGAGACTATTCCAGAACGGAGCTTACCGAGGCTATTGATGAATGGATCTTGAATGAGAAGCATAGGGCCATCCTGAAGCGCAGGCTGATAGATGGCATTTGCTTTGAGCCATTGGCAGAAGAATTCGATATGTCTCCGAGGCAAATAAAGACCATCGTCTACAAATCTCAGGAAAAATTATTCAGGCATCTCTGAACAAAACATGCACGATAAACGCACTCAGACCGCATCGTCTGGGTGCTTTTTTATTGCGAAAATTTAGGCAGAAAGGCAGGTAATCATATGTGGATAGAGTATCAGAATAATCCAGTCGGCAGACGAGTCGGTGACTGCGCTGTCAGAGCTGTCGCAAAAGCACTCGATATGGGATGGGAGTCCGCATACATCGCTCTTGTTATAAACGGCATCCAGATGGGGGATGTAATGACAGCCAATAGCGTGATAGGTGCTACGCTTCGTCAGCATGGATTCAAGAAGTTTAACATACCAAACACTTGCCCTGACTGCTACACAATTGAAGAATTTGCAGAAGACAATCCGTCAGGAAAATTCGTAGTCGGCACAGGATCACATGTCGTTGCTATCGAGGACGGATCTTATTTTGATGCGTGGGATTCGGGCAAGGAAACAGCAACTTATGCATGGTACAGAGAGGAGAGTGAACACTAATGGCTTACAACAATTATTTCCCAACAAATTACGGATATGGGCAAATGTACAATTCATTACCTAACCAAAATCAGCAGCAAAGCAATAACGGAATGATTTGGGTAGTTGGAGAAACCGGAGCAGACTCATATCTTGTCGCTCCAGGGCAGACTGTACTGCTTTGGGATTCTACAGCACCTGTCATTTATTTGAAGTCTGCTGACAACATGGGCATACCAAGCAAGAAGATTCTTGACTATACGGAGCGAGGAGCAACACCGCAGAAGAGCGTTATTTCGCCTCAGAACGACTATGCGACTAAAGATGAAGTGTCACTCCTCAAAGAGGAAATCGAGTCTCTGAGGGCAAAATTTGACGATATGAAGGGAGCCAAGAAATGAACATCAATCCAATGCAATTCATGAATCAGCTCAATCAGTTAAAGAGCAGAGGCGGAGATCCCAATCAGATGATACAGCAGCTTATGAATTCAGGAAGAGTCTCGCAGACTCAGTACGACAATGCTGTGAAAATGGCACAGCAGATACAGCAGATGTTAGCACCTGGCGGCCGAAGGTGAAAACATAAATAACACTGATTTTACTTAATTGAGTAACTCAAATTTTAAGTAAAAAAATGAAAGGAGAATTTTAGTTATGGCATTTTCAGAAGAAAGTGGAAACGGCATGTTCACTATGCCAGTTTCGCCTATGTATGGCGGCAATGGTGGTACCGGATTTGGCTTCGGTGGAGACTGGGCTTGGATCATCCTTCTCCTGCTCCTGGGATGGGGCAACAATGGATGGGGTAATGGCGGTTTCGATGGTGGAGCCGGTGGCCTCTATCCGTGGATGAATCAGACCGAAACTATCAACGATGGATTCCGTGACCAGATGCTCAACAGCAACATCACAAGCATCAGAGATGGCGTGACTGGAATCAGCACACAGCTTTGCAATGGCTTTGCAGGAGTTAATGCTGCAGTAGCTAATGGCTTTGCTCAGAACGAGATCGCATCTAACGCAAGACAAATGGCAGACATGCAGCAGATGTTTGCGCTTCAGTCTCAGTTCGCTGATTGCTGCTGCGAGAACAGACTTGCAACATGCCAGACACAGAACATCGTCCAGAGCGAAGGCAACGCAACAAGATTTGCTGATGCTAACAACACAAGGGATATCCTGGCTGCACTCAACGGCGGCATTCAGAGCATAAAGGATCAGCTTTGCGCTGATAAGATAGATGCAAAGAATGACGAGATCAGCCAGCTCAGACAGGAACTTCTTTATGCAAGAGGACAGGCTTCGCAGGATGTACAGACTGCAGCTCTCCGTCAGTCTGATGCACAGACCGCAAATCAGCTTCTTGCAGAGATGAGAGCTTGCCCTATTCCGTCAATGCCTGTCTACGGACAGACTCCGATCTTCACATGCAACAGCAATAACGGCTGTGGCTGTGGATGCGGTAGCTTTTAGGAGGTGACGCTCATGGCTTGCGAATTTTTGTACAATCCGATACAGGAAGTGGCATTAAACGCTCCGATCCTGTTCGATACATCTATTCCTTGCTCCCGTGGCAATGTATATCATGAGGGCAACACAGGGAATTTTATTCTCAAGGGAGCGTCTGGTAATTCGTCATGTTGTAACAGATTTGCACAGTATCAAGTAACGTTCAATGGGAACATCGCAATTCCAGAGGGTGGAACGGTTACACCTATTGCAGTAGCAATTGCCGTTAATGGTGAGCCGAGGCTGACAAGCAGAGCGATATTTACTCCAGCCGCAGTCGAGGACTTTGGGAATGTTACTTCGACAGCGATCATAAAGGTGCCTCGTTGCTGTTGCTTCAGCTTGAGCGTGGACGCAGTTCCAGCAACGACTGACCCTACAGTAACACCAGCACCAGTTATCGAAGTGCAGAACGCAAATCTGACGATAACACGCATAGCGTAGAAAGGAGAGAGTCATGCATAAACTTATAGAGTATTGCTGCGATGAGCTTGAAGAGATCGAACGCAAGGCCTCTAAAGGTCAGAAGCTTTCCATGCAGGAACTTCAGTACGCTGACACTCTTGCACACATGAAGAAGAATCTGATGAAGGCAGACGAGATGTCAGGTGAAGGCTACAGCAGCAGAGGATATTCCAGACGCATGTCATATGATGGCGGAAGATCCTATGATGATGAATCGTATGCTTATCCTGATGAGAACTTCGTAAGGCCGGACGGATCATATTCTCGCAGAAGAGGAAGAGATTCTATGGGAAGATACTCAAGTGAAGGCGGAGTAGACAAGCAGACTAAAGAAGAGCTGATGAAGCTTATCGACAGAATGTAGCAAAAGCTGAGAGAGGCGGCACATGCCGCCTCTTTTAGTGTGGGGCGAAATGGAAATGCCAAAAATGTATATTGTCCTTGAAATATCAGAATTACAGAAAGGAGCAAGCTATGGCATCCAAAGCAGGGAAAAAGCTACAGAAGACAGTATCTTCAATGAAAAAGAAATACTTGCCTTCGGCTTATCAAGCGCAGGAATTTACCGGCTCATATAAGCCACAGTCTTACAGCAGCGCATATAAACCAAACCAGTACACTGACACTTATAAGCCTTCGTCATATACAAGCGACTACAAGCCGATGGAATATAAGGGTGAGTATAAGGCTGCAAACTATCAGAACAGTTATAAGCCGGACACATATCAGAGCGGCTACAAGCCACAGGCATACAATAGCAACTATGTTGCTCAGAACTACGCCAATACCTATAAGCCGAGTGAATTCACAGGTGCGTACAATGCCCAGAACTATGTCAGCAACTACAAGCCTCAGGAGTATGTAAGCAACTACAAGGCGAACGAGTACACAGACACCTACGATCCTGGGCAGTATCAGTCAAAGTACATGCCACAGATCGAGGCGGCCCTGAACAGCGTCACGAATTTTCAATACAATCCGATGCAGGACGCTTCGTATCAGGCACTCGCCAAGGTATACGGAATGAGAGGTAACCTTGCGGCAAAGAATTCGCTGGCAGATGCGGCAGCTCTTAATGGCGGATACGGAACATCTAACGCTGTCTCAGCGGCACAGCAGGCAAGGAATCAGTACAATCAGGAGCTTGCGTCATATATCCCACAGCTTGAGCAGGCGGCCTATCAGAGAGCACAGGGTAATCTCGCAGCACTCCAGGATATCGACAACACACTGTACGGAAGATTCTCTGATGATCAGAGCAGACAGCTCCAGGGCAAACAGTTCGGGCTTGATGTAGCAGGATACAACGAAGCTAATCGCCAATTCGCTGAACAGAACGCTCAGAACGTAGCGAACATGAACGAGTCAATGCGTCAGTTCGCAGAACAGAACGCACAGAATGTTCACGGCATGAACAGAGACGATGCGTACAGGGCATATCAGGCAGGACTTGATGCATTCAATACGAACGAAGCTAACAGACAATTCGCTGCTCAGATGGGCCTTGATTACGACAGACTCAATCAGAGTGAGCGTCAGTTCGTAGAGCAGAACAGACAGAATGTATTCGGACTCAATCAGAGCGAAAGACAGTTTGCGGAACAGAATGCTCAGAATGTATTCAATATGAATGAGGCGAATCGTCAGTTTGCTGCGGAGCTTGGCCTTGATTATGACAAGATGAACCAGGCAGAGAGACAGTATCTCGCCAACTACAACATCGATGTCGCTAATCTCAACGAGCAGAACAGACAGTGGGCAGAGCAGAACCGGCAGAATGTCGCAAACATGAATAATGCCGAGAGACAGTTTGCTGCTAATTACGGACTCGATGCATGGCAGGCGAATAACGCTGAGAGACAGTATGCAGCAGACGAGGCATACAAATATGCCAGTCTGAATTCTGACAATGACTACAGAGCGTATCAGGCACTGCTTGATGCATATCAGGCCAATCAGGGTGATAGACAGTTTGAATGGAATTCACAGATGGATCTCGATACTGAGGCACTCAAGGATGCATACGCATATCTCGATTTTGCCCATGTAGTTAATGGTACTGGCGGTGGCGGATCTTCAAAGAAGAAATCATCATCGAAGAAGTCATCAGGCGGTGGCGGTGGTGGCTCTGCTGCTTCGACAAGCACAAGCTCGACCCCGAAGAAGGCAACTGTCTCCACAGCGAAAAACGCAACGTCCGCCAAGGAGCATATGAACAAGATGTCCAATGCGGACCTTAAGAAGAATGGTGGTTCCCAGACATTGTTCAAGAAGAACAGCAGTAATGCTGCAAAGAAAAAGAAATAAGCAATCAGTGGCACTACATAGGCAAGAGCGAAAGCTTAAGCAGTAGAAAGGACAGACACTATGGCAAGAATTGAATATGATTTTCATTTGTTCAGAGTCACAGACCAGGACTCAAACACAAAGAAAAAGAACACGAAGACTGCGACAAAACCAAAGTCGCAGTCTTCTACTGTCTCTAAGGTTAATAAGACAGCATCAAAGAGCACATTCATGGGCGGTGGTGCTTCGGTGCAGAAGGTGAAGCAGACCGCAAGCAAACCAAAGACACCATCCAAGCCGAAGCAGACATCCAAGCCAAAAACGCTTACGACTAAGGAGAGGATCAATCAGAAGTCATACGGCACTACAGAGGCTCCGGTAAGAAGAACTACTTCGGCAGCTACCAAAACACAGAGAAAAGCTAATGCCGAGGCAAAAATAAATCTGAAGA